ATTCCACCTCCAGGTGGACATGGTGGTGATGTTTATAGAGAACTTGGATCAAATAAGGTTCTTGTTTATTCTAGAATTGAGAATGCTGACGTAACAAACCCAGACTTTCCAACAGGAAACCAGTTTGCACGTATAGGTATTCTAAAAAATCCACTAGAGAATGGTAGTACCAATTTACTAACATCATCTTCAGTTGTCAATCTACCTGCTATAAAGGTGGAGGGTGCTGCAGCATCATCTTTGATACCATCACTTGATGGACAAATAACTCAAACTGTTGGTGTTGGTTCAACTGCTATTGGTAAAATTATATCTTACGATAGCACAACTCAAGTGTTGAGATATTGGCAAGATAGAAGTCTTGCTACGAATAACTCTGCTGGTACTAAACCCACTTATGGTTATAGTCTAAATAAGTTCAATAACACTCCTGGATCTGGAGGTTCTACAAACCTAACAGTAGCAACTACTTCAGGTACGGAAACGTTAACCATTGACACAGGATTTGTTGGAGTATCAACAATAGTAAATTCTAAGACATATTATTTCGGACAATCATTTACTAATGGTCTTGCTGAACCAGAAATTAAAAAACATTCTGGTGATATTATATACATTGATAACAGACCAGAAGTTATGAGAGCCACAAACCAACGAGAAGACATCAAAATCGTATTAGAGTTCTGACCCAATGCCACAAAATACCAATCTAAATGCGAGTCCATACTTTGATGACTTTGAAGCATCGAAGAACTTTAATAGAGTATTGTTCAAACCTGGAACTCCAGTACAGGCAAGAGAACTAACAACTTTACAATCTATTTTACAAAATCAGATTGAAAAGTTTGGACGACATATGTTTAGAGAAGGATCAGTAGTTATTCCTGGTTCTGTAAGTTATGATCAAGACTATACTTGCATAAAGATTGAGTCTACATTTTTTGGTGTTCCTGTAGAATTATACTATGAAGCTTTAATCAATCTAAGGATAAAAGGAAAAACTTCTGGTGTTATTGCTACAGTGAAGAAGGTTCTTCCAGCTTCACAGTCAATTACAAATAATACTACATTATACATCAAGTATGAAAGAAATGGTGATGATGGTAAAACAGAATATTTTCAAGATGGAGAAAGTTTAATTTCATTGTCTACTTTTGTATATGGTTCTACCAGTATAACAAAAGGTTCTGATTTTGCTAATTGTATTTCTAATGGTGCTCATGCTATTGGTTCAGCATTTACTGTAACCAAAGGTGTTTTCTTTGCTCGTGGTGCATTTGTTGATGTTCATCAAGAAACTATCATACTAGATCAGTATGATAATAAACCTACTTATAGGGTTGGTTTCCTTGTTAAAGAAGAACTTGTTACTGCTGTAGATGATGATAGTTTATATGATAATGCTGCTGGATTCTCTAACTATACTGCTCCTGGTGCTGACAGACTTAAGATTAGTTTAGTACTTACAAAGAAAGCAAATGATGATTTCAATGATGAGAATTTCATTGAATTGTTTAGGTCTGAAGGTGGTAAGAAAAAGAAACTTGTAGATAAAACATTATACAGTGAAATGGCAAAAGAACTTGCCAGAAGAACACATGACGAGAGTGGTGATTATTATGTTAGACGATTTAGTTTAAATGCAACAGAATGTCTAAACGATAGGCATACTGTTTTTGGTACATATTTTCCAGAGCAAAAAACATATAAGGGTAATATTCCAACCAAAGATTTGATGAATATTAGGGTTGGTCCTGGTAAAGCATATGTAAAAGGATATGAGTGTGAGGTACATGGTGCTAGAATTTTAGATGTAGAGAAACCAAGAACAACACAACTTGTAAAGAGTAATGCCATACCTTTCCAAGCAGGTAATAGTCTAAGGGTAAACAATACTCTAAACGGTGCTCAAGTAAAATTAGCTGCTGCTAATGCCGATTATGTTGATTTGCGTGATGCAAGATTAGGTGCTACTAAGTCATCTGCTGCTGGTAATAGTATTGGTAAAGCAAGAGTATATGATTATAAACTTCAGAATTCTGCATACACTGGAGATACTAGTGTATTTGATTTGTTTTTGTATGATATACAGACGGATGGAAAGATAGGTATCAACCAAGGACTTACCATCTCCACCCCTGCTTACATTCAAGGTATGCAGTCTGGAGCAAGTGCTTTCTTGAAGACAGGTGGATCTAGTCTTTTTGAGTTAGAACTACATCAAACTTCAGGTACTTTTATAGTAAATGAAACCATTGCAATTAATGGTATTCATGAATCTTGGAAGGGAATGGGTTGTAGAATCGTAACCAGTGTTACTAATTACGACCTTTCAGATGTAAAATCAGTTAGATCTACTGCTGCAAGTAGAACATTTGCTGCTGATGTAGTTCTAGAATCAAAGCATAACTTTGGTGCTGGTGCAGTTAATATATCTGTTGGTTCAGGATCACCTGGTATCTCTACTGCAACATCTACTATTGCTGGATTTTATTCCAATTTCAAAGTAGGTGATATTATAAGATACCAATTAAGTGGTATCTCTGATCCAGTATATAATGTAGTGTCTGTAGTTGGTACTTCCAGTCTAACACTATCTGCTGCACCTGATGATGTCAGTGGTGTATGTGATAAAGATCTTCCAACATCTTCTGTTACAGTAAGTGGCGTTGAAATAGTTGCGACAAACCTAAGAGGATCTTCTAGTGGATTCCTTTATGCACAACTACCACATAGTAATGTAGAGTCTATAGATCTTACAGATTCTGTTATAAAAGTTAGAAAGGAAGATACTGGTCAAGCTACAGATGGTAGTGGTCAGATGGATTTACCATCTTTGACAGGAACAGATTATATTTACGATGCATTTGATGAAGAAAGATATACTGTATTTTATTCTGATGGAACAATTGAAGCACTAACAAGCGATCAATTCTCACTTACTAGTGGTGGTAAAGGTGTTACTTTATCAGGTCTTACTGCATCTCAAAGTAATGTTGTAGTACATTCAACTCAACAGAAGGATAAAGTAAAATCTAAGCAGAAAACAATTGTTAGGTCTGCATCAGTTACAGTTACTGGATCAGATAGAGAATGGTCAGGTATTACAACTTCAATTGCAGATGGTCTAAATCCTAGTGATATTTGGGGTAAGAGAGTTCAAGACAGAGAAGTTTCTCTTGACTATGCTGATGTTGTTGAAGTACATGCAGTATATGAAGCAGCTGGAAATGGAGCACCTGTTATACCAGCGTTGACATTATCTTCGTTTACTGGTCCTACTGGAAACAACTCTGATATTATCCTAGGTGAGGTTGGTGTTGGTAAGAGCTCTGGTGCATCAGCAATAGTTCTTGGAAGAAATGGCACAACTAAGGTTGATGTTTGCTTCAAGAATACTAATAGATTCAAACAAACTGAAACAGTTGTATTCCAAGAATCTGGTGTAGAAGCAGCTCTAACTCAAGTTACATCTGGTGATAAAAATATTAGAGGTAATTATATAGTTGATTCTGGTCAAAGAGCAGAATATTATGACTTTGGTCGTATTGTTAGGAAACAAGGATTTCCTCATCCACAAGGACAATTAAAGATATACTTTGATTACTACACCATAAATTCAGAAGATTCTGGTGATTTAGTAACGGCAAATAGTTATACTAAAGATCGTTATGATAGAGTTGCTAGTTATAATAACGTAAGAAATACTGATGTTATTGATCTAAGACCAAGGGTTGCACCATTTGTAGATTCTGGAACTAGATCACCATTTGAATTTGATTCAAGAGACTTTAGTGGTGGTGGTCAAGCAGTTCCTAATGTTCTTGTATCAGATGAGAACATTGTATTTGATTACAATTTCTACTTAGCAAGAACTGACAGGTTATTCCTAAATCGTGACGGTACATTTACTGTCAAAAAGGGTACTCCTGCTATACAGCCAGTACAACCAGAACCTCTTCCTGATTCTTTTGAATTAGCACTAATAGAATATAAACCTTACGTATATAATCCTATAAGAGATGTAAAAATTACTTTTAGGTCTAACAAACGTTATACCATGAAAGATATTGGTGATCTTGAAACACGTATTGAAAATATTGAAGAAGTAACTGCATTATCTCTACTAGAAAATGCTACGCAAAGTTTAGTTATTACTGATCCAGATACAGGACTCGATAGATTTAAGAATGGATTTGTTGTAGATCCTTTCAACGACTATAATGTTGCTGATAGATCATTACCTTCTTTGAAATTTGAAGTTGCTGGTGGAGAATTAGTACCAGTAAAACATTTTGATTCTATTGATCTTTTAGTTGGTTCTAATAATCTTATAGGATTGACTCAAGATCCAGATCCAACTATTGATGCAAGATATGTACAAGATTTAGGTTCAACAAATATCAGAAGAACAGGTAATTTATTGACCTTAGATTATGAACTTGTTAGGTATCAGGAACAGGTACTTGCTAGTAGAGTTGAAAATGTCAATCCGTATTTGTGGAGGAATTGGCAAGGTAATCTAACTCTAAATCCATCTAGTGACATATATGTTGATAGAGTATCAGTTGTAGAAGATGATGGTCTTGGTTATGTAAATGACGTTATTTTCTCAACAGATTTGCTTCCAGAAATGAGGGAGCAGAATATTGAATTTACTGGAACTAGGTTAAAACCAATAACAGAACATCATGTCACATTCCAAGGAATTGACATGATTGATACTAGAGATTTTGTTATTCCAAAACTTCTAGAAGTTACTCCTATCCAAGGTTCATTCCAAGTAGGTGAGACTATACGTGGAACAGTTTCTAGTACTCAGACAACAGGTCAAGCAACAGAATTTAGAGCTAGATTAGCAAGTCCAAACCATAAAGGTGGTCCTTATAATGCACCTACAGTAACAGTAAATACAAACCCATACGATCCTACAGTTGGCTTCTCTTCATCATATTCAGAAACATCAACAGTTTTGAATCTTGATACTGCATCTTTGAATCAAAAGTCTGATGGCAATTACTTTGGTAAGGTAGAAGTTGGACAGAGACTTGTTGGAGAAACAAGTGGTGCTGAAGCAGAGATCAATAACCTCAGAATAGTTACTGATGATTTAGGTGCTGCAATTGGTTGTTTTTATATTCCAGCAGAATCATTTGCAAATGGAGATAGCACAGCGATACTTTCAAGTTTACGTGCAGAAGAACAATTACCAGGCATAAACTTTAGTCGTGCTGGTGCTCAGTTCTTCTCAGAAGGTGGACAGATAACAGAAACAACATTACAAAGAACCGAACCTGCACCTCCTCCACCAGAAATCATTTATGAAGAAGTTATTCATGAAGTTGAAGTTCAGGTTGTAAATGATGTTCACCACCATCATACAGAATATATAACAAATACGGTAACACAAACTGTAGAAGTACCAGGACCAACTAATACTGTATATGTTGATGTACCTGTACCAGTACCTGTACCATTTGAGGTAATTGTTGAGGTTCCTGTAGTTGAATACGTTACTGTAGTTGAATATATTGAAGTTATTGAATATATAAATGATCCTTTAGCACAAAGTTTCTTTGTTGAAGAAGATCCTGGTGTATTCATTGGTGCTGTTGATATGTTCTTCTCGTCAAGATCGGAAACAATTCCTCTAGAAATTTCTATTGTAGAAATGGAAAATGGATATCCTTCTAGAAGAGCAGTCGGAAATAGTATTGTAACTGTCAATCCTCAGGATGTAAACGTATCTGATGATGCTAGTATACCAACTAGAATATACTTCCCATCCCCAGTATATCTTGCTGGAGATCCATCTGGAGCAGAATATGCTTATGTTGTAGTTACAGCAACAGATGAATATAATCAATGGATTGCTCAAGTTGGTGAGGTAGATATAACAACTTCTAGTCAATCTGAATTGGGTAAAGTTGTTATTACCCAACAACCTAGTCTAGGATCATTGTTCAAGGCACAAAATGCTGCTACTTGGACAGCATCTCAGATGGAAGATATGAAATTCACAACATATAGGTGTCAATTCTCAGAGCAATCTGGAACACTTAAGATGTTTAGTCCAAGGTTGACTGAGTGGGGTGCTAGAAACCAATTACCAGACAACCCAATCGAGACTTATGCTAAGTCTGCATTGGTTGGTATTGGATCTGCTATCGAAAAAATGTCTACTAATCTAACGATTGGTCAACAGGTATTACAGAATAATACAACTGCTAAAGGATATATTGCTGAGAGATTGTCTCATATTGGTCAAAGTAATACTGCCATAAGGTTAACTAATGGTGGTAGTGGATATGAAGATGGTACTTATAATGATGTTTCCTTTATAAGACGCACAGGTAGAGGATCAGGTGGTGTTGGTATTGCAACAGTATCTGGTGGTGTAGTTACAGCAATGACTATCAAACCAGGATCAGAAGGGGTTGGATATGCACAAGGTGATACATTTACAGTTGCTATTGGAACTAAAGGTCTTGGTAAAGACTTTATAGGATCAGTTGGTCTTACTACTGGAATAAATGCATTCTTATTAACAGGTCTTGAAGGTGCAGACTTCAATACTTCTGATGCAATACAAGTCTATGATAGTACTCTTGGATATGGAGTAACTGTCACAGGTATTGTTCCATCTTCAGTATCAGTTAATACTGATCAACGTACTGGTAAGATTTTCAAAGTACATCATCCTATGCACGGTATGAACTCTGAATTGAATAGAGTGAGGATTGCTGGTGTAGTGGGTGAT